ACCTCACAGAAGGGATTTATCCGGAATCTGGAGTACCTGATTCGGAAAAATAATGTTCGCGTTTTTGACCCCGTTATAGCTGGCGAGCTTATAAGCGAGTGCCCCGTCACCGTAGTATTTTCTCGCGATCCCCCAAAGGGTTTCACCAGACTTGACGGTGTGCGTTGTACTGCCGGTGCTGACCGGGCTGGAACTGCGTCCGGCATTCCCGGTTTCAGACCGCTCGGTAGTTTCTGCCGCCAGATCGCGATATTCACGAATCGTAAGGGTTGCTACCAGATCACCCGCGCCTCCCTCTTCTCGGAATTGAACCGGGGCGAGGATCACGGAATAGTTCACAGGCGTGTCTGTGACGATAAAACGCAGGATATCACCGTTACTGGACCAGCGGCTCAGGGTGTCAATAACGCTGTATGGCTCACCGTTGTATCCGGAGACCGTATAGTTTCTGGATTCCGCCGGCAGAAGGAACTCGATCTGCTCGTTAAATAGGGCCTGCAGACCGGGGAGATTGACCTGCCCGATCTGCGCCATATCCAGGCTTTCGATATTCCGCCCGATCGACAGCTGGAAGCCCGGAGGCGTCACCGGCATTACCTGCTCCTCATTTGTTCGGGTATTTCTAAAAATAATTCGCATACTCAGCCTCCATAAGCATACAGGGCCTCACGTACATGAACCGCGAGCTGCCGAGCAATAGCCTCTGCGTCATCGTCTTTTCGAACGTTGAAGTTGTTGCCGGTCACGGTAACCTGAACGCTGGGAGAGGCACCCTTACGAGCCTCTGCAGCGGTCAGAACTCGCTCACCCTCATGAAGGAGCGCGGGGAAGTTATCGTAAGGGACGCGGCTAAGGCCGTATGCGTGGCTGCTCCAGGCTCTCTGGATGTACGGATCATCCAGCATGGCATCGTAATAGTACGGGCTGGAAGAGCTGATCCCGGTGCCGAGATACCCCGTCTCGATCGATGCCGCCAGGCCCTTGGTAAACCAGTTGCCTTTTTCATAGCCGGCATCCCAGTAGTCCTGATTCGTAGCGGTGTCTTCTCTGATGGCGTCTGCAAGCGCTTTTTCGCTCTCCAGGGCAAGCTGAGCGCCTTCGCTGGCGTTATACTCATTCATGCCCTGCACCTTTGCCTGCATGATCAGACGGCCCATTTCAGCGGCATCTCCGGCCTCCTTGGCTGCCCGATACTCATCAGAGCCCATCATGGCATCCATGGCGTCACGGACATACTGCTCCTTCAGGTTCTCCAGTTCTGCCTGCCAAGCGCCGATCGCGCGGTTGGCCTCTTCAACAGCCTCGCCGCTCTCGCCGCTCATCCAGTCCATCTGGGCCTGAATGCCTGTTTTGCGGCCTTCGTTGTAGCCTTCGCCCATGGCCGCATCCATATCAGTCTGGAAGTCTGCCAGGTTATCCACCATGGCGTCATAGGTAGTGGCCAGCTTATCAGACAGGCCGCCGTAAGTCTGATTGATGTAGTCCAGGATAGCCTGTGCGGCGACCTCGCCGGAGATCTCTCCTTTGGTTATCATCTCGGCGATCTTGCTCTTATCCGCGCCGGTGGCGTTGGCCAGCGCCTGATAGGTATCAACCCCGCGCTCGGTGAAGTAGTTAAGATACTCCTGCGTAGCCTTGCCAGTGGTCCGCATACGGGACAGACCGGAGATCATCATGCTGACGTCAGAGCTATTCAGGCTGAGGCCGGCAGTGGCATCAGACAGGCTCTGCAGGACGCTGAAAACCTCTCCCTGGTTATAGCTGTTCAGCAGCAGCTTGCTGTAGCCGGTGATCTCGTCATAGCCGTAGTTCGTGCCCCGGGCCATCTCTTTGACGCTTTCCAGGAAAGCGGCCGCCGCTGCGTCGCTGCCAAAGCGCTGAGAGAACGCCATCATGGTCTGCTCACGGCTGCCGGCGGTCGTGCTGCCGGAGGTGAGAGACTCTGCGCGTTCTGCCAGCTGGGCCTCATAAGCTTCCTGGACATAAGACTTGAACGCGTCATCCTGCGCCTCAAAAATCTTTGTCTCGCCGGTGATCCAGCCGGACAGTGCGCCGATACCTGCACCTGCCAGCGCTCCCCACGGGCCGAGCATGGCGCCGGCAGCCGCGCCGGAGACCGCACCGGAGGCGATACTGGACACGCGAGTAGCTTCTGGCTGGCCGAAGTAGCTGGTCACACCGACTTCAAGGGCGCCGGCAATACTGCTGCCAAATTCTTTGATGAAGCCGGCCTGCGCGAGTCCGCCGGCGAGGGAAGACAGCTTTTCGCTGGAGAAAATGGATCCGAATCCGCCACCTCCGGAGGCCCCGGTCGCGTCAAACAGCTTCCGCATCTGATCGGCATTGGACCGCATAGACTTCATCGTGATTTCAGAAGCGGACTTTGTTTCTTTGATGGCCGCAGAGAGGCGTTCATACTCCTGTACGGCCTTTTCCAACCGGAGCCCTGCAGCTTCGTCGCCGGTCTTCTTAAACTGCTTTTGCGCCTCCTGCATCTCCTTCTTGGCCGCAGTGAGGTCTTTGGTCATAGTACCCAGACGCTTACGCAGGGTCTCGTTACCTTCTGCAAGGGCCTTCGCACGGCGCTCCAGAGCCTCGTATTCCTTGCTCAGGCTTTTACCGCCCGAGGCAATATCTTTCATCGTGGAACTTACCTGGTCATACGCCTTAAATACCAGTGAACTTTCGCTCATGCAAAACCCCTCCCTTCATTGACAATTTGGGTAAAATCGTGATAATATTAAGAAAAGTCGCCCCAGAAAGGAGCTTCTTATGTTTGCATTGTTTTTGATATCCGGAATAGCCGCCATGGTTCTGGGCTGTGTGGGTATTTTTGATTTGGTGGCGTGCGTCCGGACCGCTCCGAACTTCGCTGCCTGCAAAACCCGTTTGCTGAGAGGAATCACTTTTGTCGTGGTTCCCGCGGGGATCATGCTGCTGTCGATGTGGGCCATGTTTTTCTGATAGTTTGGTTATGCCGCCCCCCGGACTCCGGGAGGCGGTTTTTTATCGCAATGTCTCCCGGTTCTCTGCTTCAAAGGCGGAAAACTCTCTGATAATCTCCTGCCACCCGTCACCGCAGGACTGGAGATCACGCAGATCTGCCAGCCCCCAGTGATGGGCGTGAAAAAGGTAGAAAAGAAGATTCAGCTCGGGATCGTCTCCCGCCTTCAGTCGTTTTTTACGTCTGCAATGGTGCGGCGCAGATAGCCGGACAGCAGCTGGATCTCGATATACAGATCCTCGATTTCGCCGGGAAGCAGCTTGGCCTTGATGACGTCAATCGGCGTCACGAGGCCTTTATCTTTGTCCAGCAGCTTGGGATCCCGCCAGCTGGGATTTACGCAGCCATACAGAACGCCATAAGCAGAGCGGTCATCGGATCGATCCTGAAGCTCGCGCACCTGCTTATAGGTCAGAGCCCGAACCGTAAATACGACGGGCTCGCCGGCGAGCTTACTCAGACGAGTCATCTCGACTTCCTTTTCCGGAAGATCCTTGCGCATGTCGGGGAGGTCGTTCCGGAGCAGGACGTCAATGATATTCAGCTTTTTGTCCGACATAGGTTACGCCTCCACCTTGTCCAGATACTGGAAGCCGGTAAACTGGAAGGGAATGGTGAGAGTGCCGGACTTCGCAGCTGCCCAGTCTGCCAGAGTCTGCTCATCATAGCTTACGCCATATAGAGCCACGCGCTCGGCGCCATAGGCGTCCGGATCGTCCAGCGCGCCAACGAGGGTCTTACGCACGTCGTGGCCGGCCAGAGCGTTCTCGGCGTCGTCGGCACCGCGGGAGTAGACCTTATGCAGCGTCATGGAGCCGGTACCCTTGATGCTGATCAGCTTGCGATCCTCCATCATCTGGCGGCACATCTGGATGGTGTCATAGTTCTTGGTGATCTTGGCCTGGAAGGAGGAGACCTCCGCGATTTCCACGCTGTCTTCCCACAACTGGCCGAAGGTGCCGTTCATTACACGGCTAGCATTTTCAAAAGCCATATTGTTCCTCCTTTAAACGCTGACAGGCAGGTAGATGATGGTGTCGACATCTTCCATGGCGTCAACGGGGGTGATGCTGATCTGCAGGAAAACGTGAGTACCGGTGTTCGCCTGCTTGATCTCGTCCTCGCTCATATTCACGGTGTTAACACCCTGAGACTGCAGATACTCATCCTGTGCATCCACATTGATAGAGCAGGAATAGTCCTCGCCGATCAGGCCGTCCTTGGCCAAACCTGCCAGATAATCAGTGATGGCAGTAACCAGCAGCTGCTTATTGGCGTAGGTATTGGCATACTTGCCGATATAGTTATCCTGGATAGCGTAGCGCAGATCCTGCTGCAGCATATCCAGCATCTCCACGATCTTGATCTTCTTCCAAGCGTCGCTCTTTTCGGTAATCGTGGTCAGGGAGTTGACGGCACGACCCAGCTTTACCTTTTCACCATCGTGGTACAGCAGCAGCTTACCGGCGCCGACTGCCTCATCCATCTCGGCGACAGTCATGCGGGCAATGTCATAGACCTCGGGCAGAGGCGCGTAGGTGGCGGAGATGTCCATGGGAGTACCAGCCAGCAGACCGGCGATACGGCCGCAGTAGGCTGCTGCAGTCAGGGGCTGCTCCTCGCCGATGTCAATGCCTGCGCCAACGAAATTCACGACGGCCTCGCTGTTTGCAGTCAGGTTGGGCAGAACGGCCTTGTAGATCGCGTTATTGTCGCTGCGCTGTGCGGCGATCCAGTTCTTGATCACTGCTGCCTCCTCTGCGGTCAGATCTGCGGGGCCCGCCAGATAGTCAAACTTCTGGGTGGCTAGCCATTTCAGGGCCTCGCAGTCTGCAGAGATTGCTTCATCGTCGCCGATGATGTAGAGCAGAACCTGCTTCGGGGGCTTAACATAGCCGAGGAAAACGCGGTCTACCGCGCTCACGTTCACAAGGCCGAGACCCTCGGGGGCGGCCTTCTTGGAATTCAGGGTATAATGTTTACCCGCCAGTCCTGCGGCGGCCTCGCGCAGGATCAGCGCAACAACGCCTTTCTGGCTTCGGGCAATAGCAGTAGCGGCCTGCTGCCGAAATACCAGGTTAATGGTAGGCATGGTCAGATTGCTCATGCTTCAGAATCCTCCTTCGTTTTTGTTCTTAATGCAAGATCTTCCATGATGGGGTAGATCTCTTCAGGGGTCAGCTCTCTACGGTCGTACGAATGGGCGATCGTCAGCGTCACCGTCGCATAGTCAAAGCCCGAAGTATCCGCCACGCAACTAGCGATGGCGGGAGAACGGTCTAACACCTTGATGCGAGGGTCAGAAAAAGCCGTCAGGATCATCATGCTACGGAAGTCCAGGACGGCAAGATGCGTGTTGTGGATCTCGTCCACTTCCGCAAATGTATTGATTTTGTACTGGAACAGGAATCTCACGATACTGCTTCCAGACTGTTCCACCGTGATTCGGCTCAGCTCCACCATGTTACTGGGCCGAGTGAAGTTTCTCGGCGTCAGGTCCTCATAGACCACCTCGCCGGGGAAAGTGCTCTGCAGACGCGCTACGATAGCCGCCTGAATATCAGAAGGGGTAATCATTATCCATACCTCGCATTGTCAACGGCGTCACTGAACTTCTCCAGTGCATTGTCTGCGGCGTCAGTTGCGATCTTTGCCGCATTCATCCGTGCCCAGCTGTAAAACTGGCGCGCCGGCACATATGTCCGGCCGCCCGGCATGGAACAGCCTGTCCGCTGCGCTTTCGTAGTTCGCAGCAAACCATCCGGCCCTTCCTCAATCTCGCCATAAATAGCAGGAACGATGCTGTTCAGCTTCTCCCCACCCTCCGGTGCGAAGTCCGTCCAGTGATCTTGATAATAGGCCTCCATCTCCAGAGCCAAGGTCAGGATGTCTTGTCGGTAGAATGTGGCAAACGGTGCAGATCTCTTTGTCCCTGGGGATATGTAGTTGCAGCCATTCAACATAAGTGCTTTCTGGCGCCGCCCACCTTCTGATGCCATCAGACCCATGTAGGGGAATCTGCCGCTTTCCTTGGCATAGTCGTTGCAGGGTTTTTCCTTCAGGTAGTAGCAACATTTATCGGACACAAGAAACGGCGCGGTCTGGTAATCGGTGCCCTCGTTTTCGTTTTCAGGGCCGCCAAACAACTCCAGCCAACGCTTTGCGAGCTGCATCCGGGTACCTGTCCGGAATCCGCCGTATTCACCAGTGTCGTTCAGAACGACGTTGATAAAGCATGGCCGGCCGATCTGCTCGAACAGATCCAGCTCCCCAAACTCCTCGTCGGAATACACCTTGCCATTCCAGCTGCTCAAGATTGCGCGG